GCCACCAGCCCCTTTAATTGTTCCGGCTACTTTTGCGCCCGCATACGCTTTCAAATCTTCGTCCAGAACATCCCAGGAGATTTCAGCAAGATATTTTGAAGCGCCATTACCCATATCCACAGAGCGAATTTGCACTTCCGGCGACTGTACTGCCGAGATTGCATTTGGGTCTGTATAGCCTGCAATGTTTAGCGGAAAATCTGTGATGTCTGAATCATCAAATGCGTCTGCGTTGTACTCGATGCCGTCAACTTGATAATTGTTGTCTGTCCCATACGTGATTGATGTCACCATGAAATCTTTCGCAATCATCCCTGCCTGGCCAATTACCCATTCTGAACCGGGTGATGCGAACGTCAGCAGCGACGGGATCGAGAAAGTGATCTGCGTGTATGTGCCAGGTGAGTTTGTGACGTTTGCAACAATTGATGCGCCATAAAACTCAACATCCAGCGTCACTTGCGTCCCATCTACCATCCAGGTTGGAACTGTCTCAAGCCAAAGCTCTGCTTGCGTTCCCGACTCGTCTGCCGGGGTTGTCTTTCCAACTTCATACCAAACTGACTCTGTGGATAGCTTGACACGGGCCGCTCGGCCGGCACTGATGTCTGAGTAATCCATTACAAGCGTGTTTTCGGAAATGCTGCACGTCGCTGTTTTTTGAACCGTGCAAGTATCAAACTTGAGCGCAATTTGGTAGCCAGCGTCTACATCCACTTCTCTATCGAGTTCGACGGTGTCGGCGCTTAAAACGGACTTAATCAGCCCAGCATCTTTACCCCAATCCACGGAGTTAGACTGAACGCGAATGATGTTCCCAATGTCGCAGCCTAATGCCGCCGGGGTCGTCTCGAACGAAACCGTCTGACTCATTGCTTTATTCGCGTTGATAATCAAACGGGCTTCTCTTAACGCCTGCACTCTGTCTGTAATGCCGATGATTGTTTCGCTGTGCTTGATGTTGTCGAAATCTTTTGCCCAGGAGTCATCACGAAGGCGAACCACAGACGTTTCGTAATTCTTTTCCTTATCGTAGTAGGTAATCTCTACTTCACTTGCTCGCTCACTTTGCGAAATCCACGATGTTTCAAGCGAACCGGCAACAATGTTCGAGTCTGAAAAGACCTGAGCGTAATTGTCCGGGCGCATGATTTGGACTGAAAACTTGTCCCCGATGTTTCTCGGTGATGCGCGGCCGACGCGCATGACAGTTCCAACGGCATCGAAAACGTTTGTCTGCGCGTCAAATACCCCGTTAAAAAACAGCGCATTTTCACGACAGAAAACCGCCCATTCGTAGAATGTGTCAAAGTCGATGCGATCTGGGTCAAGCCCTGCACCGTAACGCTTGCTCAACAGCATATCCAGCACGATGGATGCAGGGTTAGGCTCACTGGAGCGCCATCCAATGTTTCCGTGTCGATCATAGTGCTTGAGGATTTTACCTTTGTGCGTAAACGTGATGTTTGGAAGCGAGGTAAGCTGGTCAGTCAAACGAATTTTGAACGTAATGGTTCCTGTATTCTCATAGCGCAGGCGATCATAGATGATTTTGTTAAAATCCGTCAGTGTGATGGAGTTTTGAACTCTGTAATCCGTGCTTGCCGGCGAAGTGCGTCTGTAGCGCACACGATAACGACCCTCGCCAGTCTTTAAACGTCCAGAATTCCATGAAACACGTAGTGGCTTCATTTTGTTTCGCACGATGCGCATGTGACCGGATTCCGGGATTCTCACAACGACAATTCCAATCGGAACGCCATGTGCAACCTGTGTCGTCTTAATCGACCCGTCGTCCAATCTGTCGGAAACATACTCATCAAACGGTGATGTTGTTGGGTAAATGAAGTATGTTCCGGCAATCAATCTCCCTCTGAAGTCCGTCATTCGGCCATCGACTGTTCCGCCAATATCTTCCCGTGACATCACTTTTGTCGGTCTATAAGGAATTGACTCGCCATAAGATACGGTATAGCTTGTGTCGGTGCGTCTTACGCCTCTGTTTTGCGTTACAAACTTTTCACGCACAATAGCGCCGTTAACCTCTGGATCACCATGTGAGCCGAAGCCGGTCGTAATCGAGTAGTATTCAGCGGTGAGCACTTGCGCGCCTTCTTCATCGTTAGATGGGAAATCCATCCAGGTGTCGCTTCCGTAATACGGGTTTCCATCGTCGTTAATTCGCTGATACTGCGCGATAATTGTGGTGTCCGTGTTGTGGACGCTGCCGTTATCTGCTGTACGGTAAAGCCCTGACGGAAAAACAAAGTCAAGACGCATGGCGTCCGTCTCATCCGCAACGGCCATTTCATAGTAAGACCAATCTTCTGTCAGCACTTTGCCAATGTTTGCCGGGATGATCGTGTTTCTGATTTCTGTATTCGCGTAGGCACCGTATGATGTGCCGGCGGACTCACCAACAATGTAAACGTCCTTGATAGAGTTTTCGTTTGACACTCTATCCCAGGGCGTATCGTTGATGGCGATATTTTCAATCCCGGCAACCGGCCCCTCGCCTAAATTGAGCGTAATGTAAGCATTTTGCGTGTCGCCATCATTTTCAACATGAAACCCGATGATGTTCCCCGCAAACTTTGCCTTTCCGTACACAACAGGAACAGGAATGCCTTCCTTCGCTGTATTCTTCGCGCCATCAATCCCGTAAGTTGATGACGAATCTCCCTCAATCTGTCCAGTGCTCATCTGACTTTGAGGGAACATTGAGTTTACAATCGCAGAACCCGCCATCATCACAGCAGCACCCGCAATGCCGCCTGCTACCGCTCCGTATGCCGACCCGTAAGCGGCCGACGCCCAGCTTGATGCAAGCCCGGCCGTGTAGTAGGACAACACCATGACAGCAACAAGCCCAACGATGCGCATCGCGTCCCCACCTTCCGGGGTGTTGATGACGAAGATGTCATCTGATGCCTCGACAACATGCTCTGAAAGATCGTCAATTACCTTTAGGTTTACAATAGCCGTTTTGCCGGTCATTTCAACACCGGTCAGCAACGTCGCAAGCGTCATTTTGTCATTGAGCGGCAGACTTACAATGGAAACGCTCTCGGCTGGCTCATAGACGTTCTCGACAAATTTAACGTCGATTACTTTGCTTAAAGATTTAAGTTCGCTTTTAACAATGTCGCTCATGCTTATAATATCCTAATATGCTGCTTTTCCATTTGTGCAATCGCTCGACACAAACGCCGTTTGATGCCTTCCATGTGTGAATAAACTTCCCATTCCCAAGACAGAACCCTACGTGAAGTGACCCTGGGGTTTTAATCAATACTGTTGTGGCAAAATCATCACACTCTTGGCGAATCCATTCTGACTTGCCTTGCTCAATCATTTGACGAATCAGTTTTTTGTCATACTCTGCCGGGCTTGTGAAGTTGGGTATAGCAATGCCAATTCTTCGATAAAGCTCTCTGACAAGCCCATAACAGTCATACCCATCCTCTCCGGTTCCTCCGAGCTTGTATGGAACGCCGATCAAATCCGCGTACTCAATCTTCTCATCGTCTTTCGAGCGCAGGAAATCCACCAAATCTCACCTCATTGTTGTGCGCCGCGCATCCGTTAGACCCCTGCAATGTGTAATCGCAGCTTTGAAGCGGCCCGGCATATCCGCACTCCGCTCCTTTGTAAGTCCATTGGCAGATGTCCTGCATTTGCTTACGTCGCGGGAATTGCAAATTGAGCGGGTTCGCAATTCCAAGCGAGACAGATATGTTTGAGTCCTTGTGGGTTGAAGAGAGCACGTCGTATCGTTCCAGAGTCATCGGAGGTTCTGTCAAGTCCGCTGTGTTAATCAGCATGACTTTGATCTTGAACCCAACGCCTCCGCGATACTGTTGAAGTTGCGACAAAATCAACCCGTTGAAGTCGAACAAATTTAAGCTCAATTGCGGAGACTCGCCGCTTTCTGACTGCATTTGCAAATCAAAAGGAAGCGCTGTGTATTCGACCCCCTGATGAGTAATGTTTTCTGTATTGTTTATCAATCGAATCGTCGATGCAGGGGCGCTGTCGCCCGGATTTCTAACGGCGATTTCAAGCGCTACCAGAATTGGTGAGCCGCCTGTCGTCGAGTTAATGTCGATGATTTGATTAAGCGTAAGTTTTCTTGCCATGCTTACACCTCTTTAATGCTCACGTCAGCGCTCCAAAGTTCGGTTTTTCCGATCCCGACATACTTAAACGTCATTCCGCCCTCTGCAAAGCGAACAAGATGCTGCACGTTCGTCAGCGGGTGCGTCCAGTAAAATGGCTCGCCTCCAGCATGATTGTCGTAAAACGTGTCGAGCAATAGCTTTTCTGCCGCAGACATTTGCGGGTAGCTGTATGAAAACCCCTTTTTGGGCGCTCCAGTATGCTTGCGACGAGTGTATTCTGCGCCGCTGCTCATTTCCTTGCGGTGAGACATATCCTTGCTTGACTGAGCAAACGTCTCTGAATCGAGCTTTGTAATTGTCGGAAAAACTTCGTATGCCATTTAACCCTCTACTTCGATAGTGCGCTTTTCATTCCGCTGCGGAACTTACCTGGCTTGCTGACTGCGTTCAGCACAACATCCAGTACCATTCTTTCTCCATCAAATCGCGGCTGTCCTCGACTTTCCGCCTCAACGTCTTGACCGCTCTCGTTGATGATGTTTAGTTGAATGCTGCTTGCCCCGCCTTGATCGCCTCCGCTCATCGTGACTGGGATTGTACGTCCGTCAGGAAGTGGAACGTACGCCTCCGGCATTGAACCTTCTCCATACAGTGCAAGCTGCGGAGAGTTGGCAATCCCCCCGGTCGCGTATTTTTTAAGCTGGGCCGAGCCGTATTGCGTCATAACCCCGCCATTCGCAAATGCGGTAGCAGTCATTGCTGTTGATTGCTGCCCGGCCTGGCCACCGCTAAACATACTTCCAACAATGCCCGCGATCTGCTTCTGAATCATGATTTTTGCAATCATTCTGACAACCATGTTCGCGTAGTCTTCCCATCCGGCTTTCCCGGTCATGAAAAACTCTGTCAAGTTGTCTGCCATGCCATCCATTGCCGCAGTCCAGACTGAACGGATGCTATCTGTTGAGTCCGACCAATCCTCGATGATTTTCTTTAACTGGCTCTTGTTGTCATCGGCATACTTTTCATCAAGCGCGATAAGCAGATTTGTAAGAGCTTTTTTCTGCTCTGCTGTTGCTTTCTGGCCTTTCAGTTCAAAATTCCAACGCTCTTTGATCTGCTTTTTTTCAACTTCATGCTGTGTGGCACGAATCTGAGTCTCTGTTCCGATTGACGCTCGAAGAGCCTCTGCACGCTTGTTGTAATCGTTGATCTGTTTTGCAATCTCAAGGCTCTTTTTGCTGTCTTCCTGTTGCTGCAATACGTCATAAGTTTTCTCGATCACCTTAACGTTGGCTGCGAACTGTTTAGCGGCCACTGTTG